TCTGTGTTCCCTGCCAGCTTTTTACTTCAGGGTGTTACTAGACTCCCTGGAAGAAGCCGATGTGGCTTGCGTGAGTTAGTCCACCATCAAGACGGATTAGACCACGGTAGGTGATTGTGTCAGACGAGAAAGCAAAATCTGCGCTCTGATCGACTCGGATGCCACCTGCAACGCGAACCTTAAATGATGGCTGGTGTCCAAAGAGCACGCTTTTTGCCGCTGAGCCAACTGACGCAATCGCGGGGTTTTCATATACTGGGTAGCCAAGCAAGGTTGCTGGCTGTCCTGGTACTGCTGAGTTAGTCCAGATGTAGTTACCTGCACCATCCTTCAGCTTGCGAGCAGCTGCGATAGCTGACTTGCTCATCTGGAAACCTAGACCTGGCAATACTCTTGCGCCGTCTGCGATTCCATAGACAAGGTCAATTAGGTTCTCGTAAGTTGCTGCTGTTGCAGTTCCTCTAACAACCGATCCTGCGGCAGCAGAAAGCTTAGAAGTTAGAACGGAGTTTGCCTGCAAACCTAGAGATGTTCCTAGCTGTTGTGCAATGTAGCTTGAAATATTAAATCCGGCATCGCTCACTAGTTCTTGGGCGATTTGGACGAGCGCACCATATTTCTCAGCCCCTAGGGTGATGGATGAGAAGGTTGGGTTGCTCTCGGAGATAACAGAACCAGCTGTTACTGAACCAGAAGTTGAGGTTGCGGTAACAGTTGGGATTACTAGGTTCTCACCAGAGGTTGTGTTGAAAACCTCAGAAACAGTTAGCATTGGGCCAACTAGCTGAGCGATTGCGAACACTTGGTCATAGAAGGACTGGCCAACTGTGTTGCTGGATGGAACTAGAGTACGAGCCTCGCGAGCGAAGTCGTATCCGCGCATTTCACCAGAAGCGATTGCACGAAGGATGTCAGCGTCAGAGTTCTGAGCTGTTGGTGCTGATGGTGCGAATGAAGCTGCTGCCTCAGATGCACGAGCTTCACGCTCTGCAAGCTTACGAGCAGTTTCGATTGTTGTGTCAGCCTGATCAATGTCAGCCTCGATACGAGCAATCTTTTGGTTTTCCTCAGCAGATAGTCCACGCTTTTCAGCCTCAGCAAAGTCAAGAACTTCTCTTGCCTGTGCGATTAGGTTGTTGCGGGCATCCATCTGAGTCTTAATGAAATCAGACATGATTTCCTTTCGGATTAGATGATTATGGGTTTCCTGCGGTGCTTACACTCAGCAGATACAGCGGTGCTTACACTCAGCCGTTAGTCCTAATTTTATAGGCAAAAGAAAACCCTAGCTCAGAAAGGGGGTGAGCTAGGGCTAAAGAAACTCTATCGGGTTTCTTTACTGTCAACAACCCTTGCTTCTTTGGCTGGGTTGTATGAGTTTGTGTTGTCAAGTTCCCATACTGCTTTAGCTAAGTCATCAGCTAAGTCAGCGATTACGCCTACTGATGGGTTGCCGGCAACTTTGAGAATAGCTCTCTTGATGTCATCTTTGCTTGCCATGACTAAATCTTTTTCAATAGAAGGTCAAACTGCTTTTTCTTTAGGTCTAGTAGATCAAGGCCATTGTCAATAACTTCGTCAATCTCAGGCTGTGCCTTTAGCTTGTTGACCACCTCGGTAATCAAGTTAGCGTTGGCCTCGTCAAGTTCCTCACCTGACTCTAGCTTTAGCAGGGCATCGGCTAGTTGGTCAGGGTTGATTGTTGGAGCTGACCTGACCTGTGCTGTTGTAGCACCATAGGCAGGAAAGCTAACAATGCTGACCTCGAATAATCTGACAGACTCTAAGGTGCGTGTCTTACCATCGCTTGACCATGCATCTCTAATGACATTGAAACCAAATGACATTGTGTTGATTACATTAGTGCGGAGTAACTCAGCAACATCTCTGCCTCTTGTTGTGTTGGGAAGCTGGGCTGTCACCTTTAGGCCACGCTCATCCTCAACCAGTTGCATGGTGCCACCTCTTAGAGAAGCTAGTGGCTCACCTGAGTCGTGGTTCCAAAGTAGCTTAACCTCGTTGCGAGATTGTAGGGAACGCTTGAAAGCACCAGGGGCAACATACTCGATGAAGCCACCCAAGTCCTCGGATGGGGAGTTGAATACAGAGGCATAACCTGTGAAGCTCATGCCGTCACCCTCAGCCCTGACCTCAAAGTCAACGCTGTTGGTTCTTACTTCTGGCTCTTTAGTCTGTGGGCCGTCAATCTTTAGTGCGATTGCTCTGGCAACATCTAGCCATTTGTTTTTCTTATCCATGCTGTTAGTTTCCTCTGCTCTGATTCTAGCAACTACCGAATCAGCGTAGTCTTGGGTTCTTTGTGCTGCTCGCTTGCTTGGCCCTGATCCCCAAAGTAAGTGAGCCACTACACCTGCGGATGGGTAGTTATCAGACTCAGGGTTTGCATCTGGTGAGTCAAGGTCAACTAGGTGTCTAGCAATCCAAGCAGCAATCCTTATCCACTTGTCATCGCTGACTCTACCTTCAGCCATCTCTCTTGCTTCTCTTATTGTGCCAGGGGTTACGCCGTCACCAGCAAGACCTTGTTCGTAATACTCAAGTCCACGCCGAGCTGCTGCTCTCATGTAGGCAGGGGCTTCTTGGTTGATTGCTCTTTCCTCATCGTCATTTTCATCAGGCTGCCAAGCGTTGCAGTAGTAGCCACCATCAACAAAGTCATCCCAACGCTCACACCAAGCTTTGTTACCCTCAGCGTTTACTCTTGATTCGTCAAAGAAATAACAGTTGCCACAAGCCCTGCCCTCTGGAACATCCTCGGCAAGAGCTGGTCTGTAATTCTCAGGCAAAGCTCTAGTTGCGTAATCTCCACCTGGTTCGATGTCCTCATCGATTGAAATTGCTACCATCTGGTCTATTGCGTCTTGTTTGGTTGGCTGGCAAGTGATGACAGCACCATCCTCTTTGACTACTGCCCATTCAGGGCAATCGGTTTGGTCGCTAATAAAGTAGGGGCACACTTTACTCAACCTCGTAGGCGGCTTGTGGATCCTCTGGGTTTACCTGAGCGATACCTTGTAGCTGGACAGTTGGGAGTCCGGTGTGCATGATTGGTGGCAAGCCCATAACAGCTAGAACATCGGCAGGGTCATAACCTGAGTTGACTAGCTTCTGAGCCATGTTCACTCGCTTGTCTGTGGCTACAAGTTCGGCTGCGTCAATGTTTACGCTGGCTAGTGGCACACGAATAATCTCTCCGCCGTCAACTGGTGGCAAGTCCTCAAGTCTGCGGATGTCGTTGATGGTCAAGTATCCAGCCTGAAGTCCAACAGAGTAAGCCGAGAAGCGTGAGTTGGCATCGCCTCTTAGCAATCCGTCAAGGGTGAACTTGATAAAGGCTGTTGTTCCACCAGGCTCGTTGACCATCAGGCCAGTAAAGGCTGACTCTAGTTTCTGAACGATTGGCCTCAAAGTGTGCGTGACGAAAGCAATATTATTTTGTTCCACACTCGAATAAGTGTTAGTGCCTGGTAGTCCTAGCAGGTGAGGTGGGATGTTGAAAGCTCTAGCGACATCCTCAACAGCCATTCTGCGTGAGTCAATAAACTGTGCTTGATCGTTTGCAACTGTGGTCTGAACAAACTTAGCTCCACCAGATAGAACGCCAGTCTTGTGAGATTTGCGGAATCCCTTGTGTCTTGCATCAAAGCCCTCAACAAGTTGCTTAGCTTGCTCAGGGGTTAGGTTGCCAGGGAACTCGATGATTCCGTTAGTGCTTGCACCTTGACCAAAGAATCTAGCAGCGTATGACTCAAGTGCTAGAGCAAGTCCAAAGTTATCCTTTAGAGCTGTGACTCTTGAGATGCCTCTTGTTTCACCTGGTCGGACAACATCTGGGATGTGTAAGATTTCATTCTTATTTAGTGGCTTGCCTTCACCCTCGTAAACAAAGGTAACTCCACCTACCTTGTCTTTGCGAATCTCAACCTTTGATGGATTTAGAACTGTCATGTTTACTACTCGGCCAGAGCCATCTCTAAAGACTCGGACAAAGCCGTTGCCATCAAGTAGCAAAGAAACAATTAGAGATCCGTAGAACGCTTCTTTAGTGGTGTCAATGTCTGGCTGTTGCACCCAAGCTGGTCTAGGTCTAAAGGCGAACCTTGCGCCATCTCTGCGGATGTATGAGTCAACCGGCAAGGTCGAGATTGTGTCAGAGATAAGGCTGATTGCTGAAAAGATTGCGTTGAC